CATTTCAGTTAAAGGTTGAACAAATAAAGCCTGTGCATTATCCAGTGCTTCACGTAGAGCTTTGGCAAAATCCTCGTTATCTGATTTACAGTTAGTAAGCGCAAGGGTCTTTACAAAAGCTTTAGCATTTGTAAATTGATCTTCACCCCATAATTTAGCAATCGCCAATAGCAACGTGTAACGTTTAAATTGTTCATTCGTTAATGTTACTGGCTTATGCTCATACATTGTTTCTGCTAATTCAAGAACATCTTTTTTATACTTAACATACCAACGTTTTTGAACCATGCGTGCTTCATCAATCTGAAGATCAAGGTCTTCATCAACTTCACGGCTTAGTCCATCTAAAGATGTAGTAGTAAACAAAACGGTGACATGACCTAAGAAATTCTCAGGATTATGCGTGTACTTCACTGCATTTGAGTAAGTCACAATCTGACTACCAACACACAAGTTTTTATCAGCAGCCGTATTACGGAAGCTACTAGTAGATGGTGTGTCATATTTAGAGCAAATTGTCGCCCATTTTTTTCGAACTTGTTCAGTTTTAATATCACGACTATTTAATTGATCTGACTTGATCGACTTAAAACTATTATAAGCATTTGCATTATTGAACTGTTCGAGTAAGGGAGAAGGTACTTCACAAGCTAAAGTATGAGTACGATCTTCTGCAAAACTTTCAGCCACACTTGCATATAAATGGCACTGAGCAACCTTATCATCTGCAAATTCAGGAAGCAGTTTTGAGCGAACAATTTCTTTAAGAGACATCACCTCTGACAGTAATGTAGATGCTTCTGTTTGCCATTCAGGATCATTGTTATCAACAATCTGAGTGTTTGTATTAACTGGTTCTAACGCTTGCTCAGGTGAGACCATAGGCGTATCTGAAGGCTGTGCAGCAGGAGGATTTTCCTCTTTATTAGCATCAAGTAAAGCATCTAACTCGGCTTGCATTCCTTTAATTTTTTCTTCTAGTCCAGAGAGGACACCTTGAGCTACTAAGCTTTCAAGATCAGAGATTTGTTTTTCAAGCGTGTCAATTTTGTTTGTCATTTAGTTTGTTCCTATTCGGGAGTTTTATGACCCCACTTTTTAAGGATGGGGAGAGTTAAGTTAGTTTCACCATGCGTTAGATCGTCACCTTCCGATTGGATAAAACGAAAGATAATACGAAAAATATTCCTAATCAAGAATAATTTTATGATTTTTTGTGGTTTTTATATTCTTGTTTTGGTATCCTGCTACTAATAGTTATTGAACAAATATGTAAGCAAAAGGTAGGTTCTATGATGAACATTTACAAAACAAAAGATGGTTACACATACAATAGAGAAAGCGGTGAAATACACGATCCACAAGGAAATTTTTTTGGTCAATCAGGTCTATACCATTCAAATAAGTATATTGAACTTTCTTTGAAAATGAGTTCTGCAACTACATCTCAAGAGATGGAAAAATATGCTAAAAAATTGGAATACATAAAAATAAGTGAAAAACCTTATATTCTAACAACACCAACATATATTTATATTTATCTACTTTATAAACTTAGAAAGTTGTCTGGTTTTAATCAAGAAGATATTGCATTTGAAATAGGTATGTCAGGATCAACTTATACAAAAATAGAGAATAGGTTGTTAATCCCATCCATTAATAATCTACATACAACAATGTATGTTTTTGGAATGTCAAATATTGAATTTGCAGAATTATTTGATTTGGTCTTAACCAGTGTTATAACTAATAGAGGTAATATAACAATTACACCTGATATGTCTGATTATAATACTGAGAAGGAAATATTTTTAGGAGATAGTGATACAAGTGATTATGATAGATGTACGCCAATTGATTTATATGATAGAAAATTCTCAAAAGAAGCACTTAATAAAATAGAAACTAAATTCTTAGAGGTAATACTAGAAGGTAAAAAACGTTGGTCTAAAAGAAATGAGGAACAAAAGAAATTTGATGAAGAACGTCAAAAGAAGCATGATGAGGTTATGAATTATTCAAAAGAAGAATTTAATAAATATCAGGGTAATTTACGCATAGAAGAGCTGATTGGTTATGGTGAAAGAGAAGAAAAAGAAATTGAATACAGGAAAAAATGGAATGGATTTTAAGATACTAATGTAACTGAGTGTATCGGATTTAACATAATGCACGTTATGCGTAATACAAATCTTATAGTTGTTTAATTTCAAATACTTATAGGTTATTAAGAGCTTTTGGTCTGAGTGACTATCAGCTCTTTTTTATGTTCCACGTTTTTAAACCTACTTGACACAAATTTTTGATACTTTTTGCCAATCGGTTTTAACTTCTTTTTACAGTTATTGGATTATCAGTGTAAAGTTTTGTAAGTCATCGACCAACTTTATTATGTAGTGGCTTCATACGTGAAATGAGATAAATTTCTAAGGCATAAGCAAGATGTGCGTGTTCAGGATCAAAACCAATTGTAACTACTGCTCCTGCATCTTTGAGACGCTCATCAACTGCACCATAAATGTTATTTGTTTCATCAATCCATTTACAGTATTTCTGAAATCTACGACTTAAACCATTACCTTGATAAAGACCAGACCCTTTTGAAGCTCCAACACCGATATAGGTAATCTCAGATCCTTTGACAAAAGCATAAACTCCTTGTTTGTCAAAATTAGGTATCTTTCCAAAATTAGTATGTATGTCTGACCAAACTGGTGCAACACCTAATGTATTGGTATTCCAATATTGTTCAAAGAATTGTTGAGTAAGAGAAAGTAGTAAAGAAAGTGGTGCTGAACTCAATTTAAATTATTCCATTTCAGATAGTTTAGGACGTTACCTTTCAGGTCGGATTAGTTGTCCTTCGGATCAAGCCAATACGATAAAGCTGTATTGTCTTGAGCAAAGCCAACATCCTTAACGCAAAAACAAAAATCGAGAGTTTAAGTTGAAGTCACTAGGATAAACTCAAATTTATTACGCCAACCACATCATTGAACTATATTTCAATCACTCCTAATGTCAATTGCGTAAACTTCATTGACATTCATCGTCTAATTGAAATCTTTAAGTTCAATGGTTGTCGTAGTGATAAAGTTTGATAAGTTCAAAATCAGATAGCATCACTTACCCTTTGAATAAGGATGGTTTGGGACAAGCCCAAACATTTAAAAGCATTTGTTTAATGGATTGCCATAGTTCCAAGAATGATAAGTTCGCTCCATCTCTTATGATAGAGCTACCTCTTAAATTAAATGTTCTTTCATGTATTCAGGATCTTGAATAAACAGCTTAATAAGTGAAGTTGCTGCTCCTGAAGGTCTTCTAACCCCTTGTTCCCAAGATTCTAAAGTACGTTTAGAAATACCTAGAACTTTTGCAAACTGAGCTTGTGTGAGTTCTGCTTTTCTACGTGCTAGAGCCACATCTGTTTCAGTGATGACAGTTCTTTTTGCTGCATTATTTGCAAGCATATCATCAATACCTTGCAAAATTTCGGCTTCAATATCTCTAGTCGCTTCAAATGCTTCTAGTTCTTTTTCAGTCATTAAACGAGTCATTTAATTTCTCCACTAATAATTTTAGAGTTTTTTTGCTCAACTGGGTTATATCTTTTTTGCTGTAAAGCGTGAGCAACCAAATTTCACCGTTTGCAAGTCGATTGTAATAAATAACTCTGACACCGCCCTGCTTACCACGTCCACCACTAACCCATCTAATTTTACGAATACCATTTGAATCAGGTTCAACATCACCAGAATCAGGATGCAAAGATATAAAGGTTTTAAATTCTTCATATTCTTCTTGAGTCCAGTAAGCAAAACAGATTTTACTGAATAGGGGCGTTTCACATACCGTATACATCTAAAAACCTGAATTATTCCATGAGTACAATTGTACTACTAAGTAGTATTTTGAGCAAGCCTTATCTTTATTAGATATAGTTTGATAAGTAGTTGTATTTATAAGTAAAAATAATAATGAAAACAGTGTATTAAGATTGCAATGTAGTACAAAGTACACTATAATTATAAGCATAAAGACACATTGTCTTGACCGCATAACCTAGCGTAGTTGAATAGGTGAGAATACAGCGATGAACACATTTGATTTTTCTAATAAAGCATCGGATACATCTAAATATTTCCGTTTAGAAGCTTTTAGCTTCACTTTCCAGTTTGGTTTAAACATCTATTTTAATGACTTAGATGATCTGAAAGACATCATTGGTGATACAGAAATTGAATTTTGGCAAGTAGAGGGTTTACGTGAAGATACATACATGGATGTGGACAATTTTAAAGACCTAGAAACAGCAATTGAGCTAATCATGGAAGGTCATTTTCAAGAAGACCTAGATTTATTTGCAGCTATTAAAAATGATGGATATGTACAAAATTTAGATGATGCTCAAGCTTGGCATGACGAAAATAAATTTTGTGAAGACATGAACGACTATGATTTTGGCTATCACTTAATGCATGAGGTGAGTTGTATTGAAATTCCTGAAGCTCTACAGGGATATATTGATTATGAACAATATGGCAAAAATGCCTTAATCAATGATTTTGTTAAGATCGGTAATGCTATTTATAGCAATCATTAAGGAGCTGAAGAAAATGAATGCACAAGTATTTAAATCAGAAGCTCTTAACCGTTTAGCTATTCGCTTGCCTGAAGTTGTGCCAGTAATGGCAAAGGTTGATATTGATAAAGTAGCAAAGGTTGTAAAAGTTGAATCAGGAGAGGTATACATTATCTCTCAAGATACCAAACACAAGTATGAAAACCCTTTCCATGTTTGGATGATGCACAAATCAGGTTTTATACTAAGATCTGCAAACGGTGTACTTGGTTATAAGTCGTTCTTTATGGCTGAAATACATCTAAATAAGACAATAAGGCTAAAGGGACAACGTACCTTAACAATGAATTAGATGTTACTATCAAGCTCCTGAGATATGGAGCTTTTTTAATGAGTTTTGAAAATATGTTTAATATGTCTAAAGACTTAATTCTTGAAGTTCCTGACGCTGATTTTATTAAAGCTTTTCGTGAATCTTTAAATATTTCACAGCCTGAAGCTGCAAAAATTGCAGGATTAAATGATCGGGCTATATGGAATAAATATGAAAGAGGTGAACGGACACCATCTAAACATACATGGACTTTATTTGTGTTAATGGCAGGTCAACACCCAAGATTTAAAATAGACAATGTGTAGTACATTGTCTTATAACCCCAAAAAAATCGCTCGCCTTCATTACTTTGCTGTGATTAGTCATATCCATATTAATATCTAAAGTAGTTTTAGAGTTTTAGTGCGTCACCTAAAGACGTAATGAAGGCGAAAACGGTTACTTACAGCATGTGATTTTATATATACGGCTGTTATAATTATTTAAAATAATTTTGCAGATATTTTATGTCATTATAGCTGCTGATTTATAAAATTTAATTAATTATATGGGGTAAATAATGGACGCAACAAATACTTCACCTTTTCCACCACCACAACCGCCAGTAAGTAGAAATGTTTCTTTTCTTCTTGGTTTAGGGATTCTTTTTTTCCCATATATTTTTTCTTGGTTTACCTTGCGAGCAGGTTATACAACTTTTTCAAGAGTTGTAAGTTTTGCTTGGTTAGCCTTAGCTTTAATAATTTTGTTTGCTTCACCGTCTAGTAATTCAAACTCTGCATCTACAAATCAAGCTGAGCCTTCAACATTAGTTTCTAGTCAAGAACAACCAGTACAAGAAACACAGGAGGCAGCACCAGCACCTTCAGCAATTCAAGTTTCTGCACAAGATTTATTTAGACACTATGAAGCAAATGAAGTAGCTGCTGATAGAAATTTCAAAGGTCAAATATTAGAAGTATCAGGATCAGTTAAAGGCATTGATAGTGGTATGGGTGATGGTGCTAATGTTGAGTTTAATGTTGGTGATGAATATGGCTTCAATACGGTAACAGCTACAGGTGATGCAAATTTTGATAATTTTGCAGCAACCCTTTCTAAAGGACAACAGCTCACACTACGCTGTACAGGTGCAGGTGAAGTTATTGGTCAACCAATGCTAAATGATTGTCAGCCAATCTAAATCTAATTAAGAGTTTTAGATAAATTATTATAATAATTTGAAGCTCCTAGAGGGAGCTTCTTTTATTCCAGGGTGTCATTTGAAGACGTAATTAAAGTGTAATGGCTATTTCCTACATGTGATTTGATGATTGCTGCTGTTATATTCAGTTTAATTAAAATTGGAGTTACTACTGATGCGTAATTTTTTGATTTGTGGTGTAAAAGGAAACTTAAAAGTTGTATGGACATTTTGCGAGTTTGATAAGAATTTAAATCGCAATATCTATGAATGGACTTATGGTTATAGAGATAGTAGTTGGCTCACTGAAGAAGAAGCTATACATAAGGCTGAAGATTTAATCTACTCTGAAAAGTCTGTTAAAGATATAGGAGTTAAACAACAACAAGGTGATGGTTCTTGGCTCATCATAGACATAAAAACAAGCCCTTATGCATATCATAATAAAAAAGCCCTTACTGCTACAGAATAAAGGCTTGTTTGGTTAGTAATGAAAACGACATTGAACAATACTTATCCGTTCATCTGTAACTTCATAGACTAATCTATGCTTATCATCAATTCGTCTGCTCCAAAAGCCTGAAAGATTTGCCTTTAATGCTTCAGGTTTTCCAGTTCCTTCAAACGGTGTCCGTTGACATTCTTTGACTAAAGCATTTATACGCTTGAGTATCTTTTTGTCCTGTGTTTGCCAGTAGAGATATTCATCCCAAGCATTATCAGTCCATGCAATATTACGATTCGTCATCCTCAATTAACTCCCGCTTCTGTGTTTTTGAAGCACGTAACTGAGCAATTGATTCATTTAAACGAGCAGCATTATTCGGAGAAGAAAGAAGATACAAAGTCTCCATTAAGCTGTCATAGTGTTCTTGACCCATAACAACGGCATGTTGACCTTCTTTTCTCGTAATGACTGCTACGTCTGCATCTTCAATTACTTTGTCCAAAACAGACTTAAAATTGTTACGTGCATCTGTATATGTAAATACTTGCATATTAATCATCCATTACGTTTAGTCCCCGACCATCGTAATTGTCATAAAGCAAAAGTCCCTAACTTTTGCTATGACGCCAATAGAGCAGATAGTCACCGACATCTGCTATTAAAACAGTCCCAGACTGTTTATAAAAGTTATTGTACAGAATATTGTACATATAGTAAAGGTGGAAGAAAAAAAATAAGGGGTTTTATAGTTACTTTAAAATTTCATTTCTATTAATTAATGCGTTTTAAACTTATGAAAAATTTAGCTAATCAACAACGTGATAATTTCCTTGAAGCTTTAAATAATTTGCGAGTTATTATGAAGATGAAAAGTTATGAAGATATGGAAGAGCTTCTATTCGAGGTTAATAGCTACTGTGTAGCTTTAGACTACCCCCAGTTTTCCAGTATCTTTGCTTTCAATAAACAAGAATGGTTTGATTTTTCCATACTTATTCTAAATACAACAGGTAATCTAGATTTTTATGGTCTAGCAAGAACAATAGGATTATCTATGTAAAAAACCCCTAACCTGTAAAGGCTAAGGGCGTGTGTTGTTAAGACTTAGGATATTGTTTGAATGGAAGTTGAAAATGTGGTCCATCTTTAAAAGATTTCCAATCACCACCCCATTCAATCGGTATCTTGAGTTCTAAAGCTGCTTGTTTCATGGCAGCTTCAATCTGTTCATAGTATTTCCAATCCCAAGAGACTGTACCATCGACCCAAGCAGCCAAATCAACGGCATGTCCTGTGAGATGCCTACTATTCATAGTTGTTGTCTTTTTTTCTTTTAATAATTGAGCTTGTCGTTGTTTAGTTCTTAATCCTTCTATGACTGTGAAATCACATTCAGTTAATTCAATTGCCTTCTTGACCACTTTAACCAAGTCAGGATGAACACCTTCTAAAGTAGACAAGCTCCTTTTACCGAGCTTGTATGACATTATTTATTCTTGTTCTTTATCTAGTTTTATATTTTTGATGTTTTTATTGATTTGATACTTAAAGTATTTACATACCGCTTCTGTTCCCAGTGTTCCAAATAAAGCAGCTAGTCCTACGACTGCTAGAGTTGGTACTGAAGCCCACATCAAAACTGTTCCTGCCATAAGAGATGTAAAGCCATTTAAGATAGCTTTAGCCCCTATGACATACCATGAGTCTTGATCTTGAGTTGCTACAGACTTTGCAAGATAGATTGCAAAGCCTATGCAGAATAGGAAGGCGGTGAGATAGATGTCACCTGTTTTCATTTTTATTCTTGTTCTTATTTAAAGTTATATAAGTTAGCTAATTTTAATAGTTGCTTGACCATAGCCATTTGCTACAGATACTAATAAACCACCATCATTAACTATCTCGCTGTGCAATATAAAATCGCTGTTGGAATCGACTATCACGGCATCTTTACCATTGAACTCTGAAGGTAATGGTAGTTTGAGCATTGAAGCATTTTGGTGAATATCAAAGACTACATAGACTGCATCATTGTCCTTATACCAAGTATAAATTGTAGCTTCAGGTAATATGGAAGGATTATAAATAGATCTATAAGCTACCGCATTGATCACTGTACCTACAGGCATAGTACCGTTAGCATAAGTATTAGCTGTAACCGCTTTTAGATACATCTTTCGGCTTGTATAAACAAACCCTGCATTGTCTGTGTTCTGTCTTAAAGTTGGATGAGTGATACCACGACTTAGAGCGTATCCAATTACATGACCAAACTCTTTATTGACGCCATTTTTTACAATTTGAGCCATACGATCAGGAGGATTTGAAGGATCTATCCAACTCGTTTTTAAGAAGTTAATACTATCAATTGTTGTTGTAATATCTTCAATATTTGCAAAATTCCAAGTTTTTGAAGTACCTGTAATTGGCTGAACTTTAGGTACATATTGATGTAATGTTTTTCCTGTGAATACTAATGGTGAAGCTTGGGTAAAACCTGTAAAAGAAAAATTTACAGCACTCTTTGCCTGAATTTGTGTATTTATAGTTGAACTGCCATTCACAACATAATGATAGTTTACGCTTACACGCATATCTGACTTAATTGAGTCGTGATTAATTTCTTGTTCTGTAGCTGTGCCAACTCTACTTTGTAAATAGCTAACAATTGCAGGAACGTTCATTACATCATAAGAGTCAATAACTTCAATCGAATCTACTTCATAGAATCCAATATCCTGAATTTGATCATATTTGTTTGCGATTACTTTGATTGAGTGATTATTTATGGCACACGTTAATTGAGTCAGTAAATCGGCTGAAACATTAATATTGGTAGTCTGTGTTGCATAATTTACATGCGTTAGGGTATTTCCTGTTAGGCTTGTAATGCTATATACCCATTTCTCAGTTGTACCTAAGTTATCTGAAATAAACCATAATGTATTTGAGTCTAATACTCTGATTAAAGTGAAGTTAACACTTCCATTTGACCACTTAGAACCAACATCTGTGTATGTTTTACCATGAGCATTTGCAGATATTTGATGAACAACATAAGCCCCATGATTACCGCCAATATAAGTATTATTGTAGTAAAGAGGTGCAGCATCATCTCCTTGTGTAACAATTAATACGCCACTGTTATATGCACTGATAAGATTAGTTCTAGCAGTTGATTTAGGAATGGTTTTAATCTGTGATGGATTTACAATATTATTGTTCCACTTGGTTTTTTGGTTATATAAGACCTTTTGAACAAGATCATTATTAGTATCAAAACCAGTTCTTATGTAGAGATAAGTCCCATCTAAATACACATCAAAAGTCTTCTTATCTCTATAACTATCTGCGGAAGGTATTAGATTAGGTAAGGCAGTTTCTTTTAGTATCAAATATTTGTTAGTCGAATATGCTTCAAAACTTGTTCTAGCAGATCCTTGCTCTAATTGAATTTGATTGACTAAATTATTAAATTCGACTGTTGTGTGTGATCTATAGGCAATCATCATTGCTACATAAGCAATGGATGATCCTGAAGGGATCGTAAAAGTTACAGTCTTATCAGAATCAGAATAAACGATATTGATTGGTGGATTCGGATTGACTAACTCTCCTTGTGAACCTTTAGATGCTTCCATTCCTAAGAATGTACCGTTAGAACTGTAGCTATAAATAGTCTTTTGGAAAGCAAAGCTTTGATCTAAAGGTAATGACCAGGTATATGTTTTTCCTGCTTCTATTAAATGTTTACCAAAGCTGATACCAGTTGCATAAGTAACATTCTGACCTGTTGCATAACTTATTAAGACTCCATCCGTTGCTAAACTTGGATTGAACTTATTTTTTGGCAGTTGTTCAATAAAAGCTTGTTCAACGGCTTGTACTCTTATCGCAACGTCATAGGCTGATTTAGTAAATACTGTACCATCAAATTGATAGTCACCATTTTTAGTCGTATCGGAATCATTAGTTACTGTCACCTTAGACTTTGCAGGAATGTTAGTTTTATCAGCATCCATAGCTGCATAGGTTTTATAGGCTTTATTACCAACACCTAAACTATTTAATTGAGTTTGTATTCCTTGCTCTATACCAATAGCTCTAGCTGTTTCATCCGTGATCTGAGTTGTTAAACTAGATTCTACAGTTGTAGCTCTAACTCTTTCAGCATCTACATTGAGAGCTGTTTCTTCTACTGCATCATTCAGTGCTTGTTCTAAATCAGTGATAGATTGTTTTATATCTCTATTGGTAATTCGTTGACTTACACCATCTTCAGTGATGACTACATTATCGGTTATCCCATCAAAAAGATTAGGTACGGACATTGCCCCAATGGTATCCATATAGGACTTGAGTGCATTAAATAAATTGCCTTCCCTTGCTTGAGCTAAAGCATCCCATTCAGTGTCGTGAGTTCTTCTCCATTCAATTTCATCTTTGATACGAGCTAGGATCTCTGCATCTGTAATGTGATCTTCCTGAAGAACATGCCAAATACGATCTAAGTCATAGTTCAAGGTTTCAGGTCTGAAGCTGTTGTCGTATGTTTGATAGTTGATTGAGCGTTCTAATGTTGTAATACGTTCAATCGCAATCTCTGTATCTAATACAGGGGCTACATTAAAAATTACAGAATTAGTAAGTACATCATAGCTATATTCATTCACTGAAATGGTTAAACCATTTGCTGTTACTTTTAAATTACTCTTACCTTCTACTGTAAAGTTAATTGTAAAAGTTGTTGTTTCTCCATTCGCTGTAAAGTGTTGAATAGGATTCGTATTTTCTACTGTCATTGTTATTTTTATTCCTAATTAGGTTTTATTTTATTGTTATTTAGCTCTAACAATAGAGCTATTTAAAAGTCTAGCTTCATCTCTGTGTATTGATTAGAAACTTGCCAGTTATTGTTATGGTTATATGTTGGATAGTGGTTGTGTGTACCAATTCTTATGGGTTCAGCACTGATAGCTCCTGCTAAACTA